TACTACCTTAACAATTTCGTCTATTTTTCTTCTTATTTCACGTACTGCTCTGTGAATTTGTTCTGTGGGAGTACGTAATTTTGTTTCTGATTTGAATTGACTATAGCGTGCTTCATTTATAGTGAATTTTTTATATGCTTCAGGATAGTTTTTTCTAATGTGAGTACGATATCTGTTAAATTCTGCTTTAATTTTAGCGGCTATATCGTCTACTACTTCATCATCTGTTTTTTGATCTAAAGCAGCAATTACTTTACGTAAATCGTCAAATTCTTTATAAACAGAATCGAATGCGGGTACATAATCTATATCCCAAGATATTTTACCTGTTTGAGGGTCAATATCGGTTACAGTATATTTTACACCTTTAGATGTTTTGGTATCTCCTACTTCTACTTCTAATACAGACGCTGCATCTTGAGTATCCATATCATATCCCGTGTTTAGACCAGCATCAGCTTGACTATTAGTTAAGTCTGTTACGGGGTTGAATTGTTTTTTTTCAGAGAGCTCATCAATCGCGTCTTCAAATAGCTGTTTGTAGTCGATGAATTTAGACTTTCTATTAGGAATTGAAGGATTAGGAATTTCGAAAGGTTCACCAATTTCATCGGTTTTCTTTTTAAATGCTTTTGGGGAAGCATATTGTGCACCTGTACCAGGTGTAAAAGAAGCACCAGTACCAGTGGTGCTCATCTCACGTTTTAATCCTGTTACTTTTAATTTCATACTGTCACTATTTCATTAGAAAGATCGAGATATTGTAGTAGCGCAACTAAATGATCATCTTTTAACTTTCTAGTCTCTAGAATAGGTTCAATTAAATTTATAACTTCTTGGATTTTTATTTTTAGTGCAGGCTCCTCTATTTTATCTACGTTTTCTTTCAGCGTAGTAGATATACTTTTAAACTTAGAATTCAAAAATTCTTTAAGCTTAGGAGCATCCGTAGCACTATTTATGTATTCTTTTAATACTTCTTTTTGTTCTTTAGATAGCCCGTCAAATTTTGTGTTGTATTTTTCGAGCATTATTTTGTAGGTAAGCGCACGTGTACCTTTATCCAGTGACATTAGTTCTTCTACTAATGGAGATAAAGACATTTTAGAATCTGGGGTGGATGTAATGTGTTCTAAAATGGTAATTTTTGAGGTAATAATTGATTCGGGGTTTCCGAAGCCTTTGTTATTTGATGATTCAAACAGAACATAAGTAGAAGCTAGTAGCTTATAATTTTTAATTTTAGCTTGAAAGAAGTCATTTAAATCGAAATTTTCTTTAATTTCTTTAATTAAATTGTATTTTTCTTTTGCTAATCTATCTCTATTTAATTTTTTAGATAGTTCAAGTACTGTAGATAATACAGTCTCTGCTTTACCTTCTGATAAAGAGATTGAATTATTAATAGTCTGATAGAGTTTATTTTCATTAGCTAGCTCGCTTTTAGTAAAATATTTTTTTACTAGCGAGGCCGCTTTAGAATTACCGCTTGATAGAGTATCTGCAGTAATTTTTCTTACTAACAGTTCAAACAGAATTCCAGTATTCTTGTACTTGTTATGTTTTATTTTCATAAGTAGTGCGCTACTATCAATAAATATTAAAGTTATTCAACTTCTTCACGAATTTGGTCCTCATCTAGTAAATTTTCGCCTTCAAAAAGAGATACTTTTTGTTTAGGAAACATTGATTTTAGACTTCTTTCGTTTTTAGCGAATACAGCTTTAGTGTTTAAATTCTCAATCGTTAAACTAGTATTAGATAATCCAGGTCTTTCTTCATCTCCCATTCTACCTTTCATTCTATCTTTACCTAAGGTATCTCTACCTAAATTACTGTCTTGGGTATTATAGTCTGAAGCATTTTCTCCTGGGCGACCAAGTGCATCTTTTGGATATTCAGTATCGTTTACATCATATCCTTGTGGAACCCCTTTACTACCTGGGTATCTACCTGCTCCATATAATGAAGCTAAAGCGTGTGGTGTTCCATATGCTTCACCTGATTCTGCAGGATCGTTTCCTTCTTCTGCAATTTGGTTTCTTCTAAATGCTCGTTTTTGATCTTCGATAATTAGATCTCTATATTCTTGATATTGATCTTCACTAAAGTGGAAAATATTATCATAAATCCAATCAGAAGGAACTAATTTAGTTTCCGTCATTTGTTGAGCTAAATCAACTTTTTCTTTCAATAACGCTATTCTTTCTTGATCGTATATGATAGAAGGAGTAGTTAATGAAAGTTCAAAATTTGTTAATGAAGCCCCATCATACCCCTGAGCATATAAGTGTACTAAGGCAATTTTAGTTAACTCAGATATTAATATCTTTTGAATACGTTCTACTGTACGAGCAAATCTAATATCTTCAGCAGCTAATGTTGCTTTACCCTCTAAATCACCTTCATATCCTAAATAGGCTTTTGGTACTTTAAGTGCTGAGAATAGTTTGTCTCTTAAATATGTAACGTCTTCAATAGCAGCGTAATCTAAACCTTTTGTAGTCTCAATTCTAGTTGTTGCATCTCCACCTCTAACAGGAATATAAAAATCCTCTAGGATGTTTTGCATATTGAATTTTAAATTGTAATCACCTGTATTTGGATCAACATAAGGAGTTTTCTTCATTTTGTTGATCATTCTTTGCATGTAAGTCTCTACCTCATTTGGTGGAATATTTCCAACATTCACGAAGAAAGTACGTTTTTCAGGCGCTCTTACAATACGGTGAATTAACATTGCATCTTCCATCAATGTCATTTGTTTCCATACTTTTCTACCCGGTTCAAGATATGATCTTCCGTAAGGTAGATAGTTAAAATCTGAAAGTAGGCGGAAGTGAGCCATCTCGTAATTATCGAAAAATATTTCTTCGCCTGTATTTACACCTACTGAGGGTGATATTTGTTGGAATCCTAGTGGGTTTTCAGACACTGAATAGCTAGGATCGTATTTGAATTTTACATCTGAAGGGTTAGCAGGATCGCTACCTTCTACTCTAATAATAGTATAAGAAGAAAATGGTACAACATTGTACACACCAAATTTTTCAGATATTTCTAATTTAAGATAAAAATCACCATATTTTAACATGTTACGAGTCCAAGACCATAAGTTAAACTCGATATTTAAAACATCGTAAAATAGGTTGTATAATATTTTTTGTACTGTTTCATCAGCAGAGCGAATTTGTAGTACTTCGCCCATATCATTTCGTAAACATGATTCATCTGAAACAATATCTAATGCAGAAGCAACAATAGAATCAGTATCCATTGCTTCATAATCGGTATATAACTGGATTCTTGTAGATGGAAAATTAATTTGTTGTTGATTTGTAAAATTTAAACCACCAACTGTACTATACAATTTATTAAATCGATCGTATAGTGAATTTGTTTGTAATTGTCCGAGAGATTGTATTTGATTAGAATCGACTACTTTAAGTTGATTTCCTCCTACATTTCGGATTACTACATCCGTAGAGAATAATCTTCTTAATCTACCAAATAATGAAGTATCTGCCATTTTGTTTGTATATGTATATAAATATTAATTACCCTAATAACCAGGAGATGTCCTCTTTACCTCCATATGGGTTTTCCATTTCATAAGGGTTTTTAACCTGTGGATTTCCTGAATATATAGTTGGTGCTTGGTAATTAGTTGAATGTATTCCACCTAATGCAGCACGAGCCATATCTACACCTTGTTGTCTAAAGTGTAAGGCCGTATCTCTTAAAAACATAGATATACCAAATGCCATAGTTAAATCATCGTTATATCCTGATAGTGCTTGTGCTTTACCATGTTTCCAAATAAATGTTCTAAATTCCTCTAACAATCGTTTTGAACGAATTGTAACAGATTTTTCATGAAGATACGAAACTAATTTGGAGACAACAAGTGGTCTCGTCTTCATTGATGTGGTAAACCCAGGAACCATACCTTGACCATTCTCGTACCTGCTAAGATATTGATCAGCATTGGTCATTGATACATCCATTTTAGGTGAATAGTATAAATTTCTATATCCTCTATCTATTAATTGCTGTATTACAGCCCATCCTATATTAGCATTTTCTACTACTAGTAAGGCATCGTTATATTCAGTAGCTATAGCATATAATAAATTACCATAATCTTTAGTTTGGATTTGTGCTTTATATTCTGCAACTTGTGTAGCTTCTTCTATATCAAATACATGAAACGCTGAAAAATCATTTCCATCACCTCGAGCAACATCAGCTACTACCATATAATCTCTAGAGTAATCTGGGATTTGCCATACCCATAAATTACCATCCATTCCTCTACGTTCAACTGGTTCTTGGATATGGGTTTTTTCGTAGAAGTTTAATACATCGGGTTCAATTACGGTATCCCCTGAGGTGCTAAAATCACAATCACATTCTTGAGCCGCCATTCTAGGCCCTAATATAACGTCTTGTTCATCTCTCCAATCTTGGCCACGCTCTGGATGTACAGT